CATCAATATTGCCCGCAAGGTTACCTGCACCAGATACAGCGTTGACAATATTTGCAATACTGCCAGAGGCGAATTCAGGTAACGCTGAATTCGCTGCATCCGCCGCGATCTTTGCCAGGTCTTCACTGCTGCCACCACTCGACAAACTATCCATCAACGCTGCACCAAGGACGCCCATATCCATCTGCTTATAGTTTGCCTTGTATTGGGTTGAAATACCTTTAGGCATTGCAAGGTACACCCTATTATCATCTAAGATTCTTTTCGCTGCATTGGGTGTTGGGAATGAATAACCCCTATATCCAGTGTCATCATGAGAGACTGAAGTACGTTGAAAAACAACATAGTCAATCATCTCTGTCTGTGCATAGACATCAGAGTCATTCTTTGCTTCTACGGGCGCTTGTAGGGGATATCTGAATATACTCAATTTTTACACCTAAATACAGTGTGACCTCTATGTATTTATGAGATATCAAGGTAAGTACCGTGTTTCCTTTCCTAGGAAGTACAAAGGCGATCCTAAAAACGTGATTTATCGCTCCTCATGGGAGTATAAGTTTATGAAATGGTGTGATATCACCCCTACAGTATCTGAATGGGGCAGTGAGGAGATAGTTATTCCATATATCTCACCTGTTGATGGTAAACGTCACAGATATTTCCCAGACTTCTATGTGAAGATCGATAATAAGAAGTATCTCGTCGAAGTAAAACCTTTCAAACAAACGAAAGAACCAAAAACACAAAAACGAGTCACAAAGAAATATATCAATGAGGTTGTTACCTGGAGTGTCAACCAAGCAAAGTGGAAAGCAGCAACCGAATTCTGTGTTGATAACGGTTGGGAGTTTATGTTAATCACCGAAAAAGAACTTAAAGTCTAATGGCACTGAATAATTTAAAAGATAACGCTAGGAATAGTTCTTTGCAGGAGTTTATGGGCTCCATGTTTAAGAATGCCAATAACGCACCATCATTTACTAACTTATACTCAGTTCATTTTGCTACACCACCAGTAATTAATAAGACAGTTAATGGAGATACTTTCAAATCTGAAACTGGAGATCTAGCTCTATTATTGGACTATTACGCTAAAAGTGTCAATCTTCCTAGCAAACAAATCACTACAGCACAGTTTCAACCTCCTGGTTCTTCTGTAAAATATGCAACAGGTTCATCATTCAGTCAGATTAGTATGACTTTTATGATGCCTCGCTCTCAACTGACTAGAAGTTTCTTTGAGAGATGGATGAGTTTAACTGCACCCGATGCTAATCAATATACAGACTTTTACAACGATTATACTTGTCCACACGTTAGAATCTTTAAGTTTGAAAGAGGTGGTGGAGATGTAGCAGCTGCAGACCCTAGAATGAATCGTGCTCTGAGAACAGGTGGAATTGAAGTTGTAGATCAATCTAGATTCAGACGTAATAAGATCACTGCTTGCTGGGAACTGTACAACGTATATCCATATAATATTGGATCTGTTCAATTAGATAACAGTCAAGCAAAGACCATGGATTTGAACATCCAGTTCTACTATGAGCGTTATAGATTCTACCCAGAAGATCAATTTAACGATCCAGGTAACGGATCGACAATCACCTTACCTGCTATGAATGATAATAGCACTGATGGTGAAACTGAAAGAAACCGTACAATTGATATCAATAAGAACACAGGATCAGGTAGAGACGGTACATTTGGTGAAGGAACATACGGTAGTGGTCGCCCTTCTGGTTGAGGTATAAATAAAATTATTGATGTGATTTACACCTAATGGCATTACCAAAGCTAAATGTACCTAAGTACAAATTGAAACTACCGTCTGACGGTAGAACAGTGAATTTCCGTCCATTCTTGGTCAAAGAAGAGAAATTACTTCTCCTTGCAACTGAGACAGGTGATACCTCAGATATTGTGAGAGCGATTAAAGGTATCATTAGTGCTTGTACTGATATCACTGAAGCGGACGTAAATAGACTTCCCACTTACGACATTGAATTCCTATTTTTGCAGATTCGTACTAAGTCTGTTGGTGAAACTGTTGAAGTCTTGATTACTTGTCAGGATGATGGTGAAACTGAAGTCAAGGTTGAGATCCCTCTCGATGAAATCAAAGTCAAAAAGACTAGAGGACATAAGAAAGAGATCAAACTAGATGACGAACTTATCGTCAACATGGGATACCCTGATATGGACACTTTTGTCAACCAGAACTTCGGTGAAGGTGGCAATCAGGTTGAACAAGTGTTTGATATGGCGGCAAGTTGTATCGAATCTATTGCTGATACCAATCAAATCTATGAATGCAAGGATCTCCCTAAAAAGGAGTTACTTGAGTTTCTTGACCAACTCAACAGCAAACAGTTCCAAATGATCCAAGAGTTCTTTGAAACTATGCCTAAGTTGGCACATACTGTTAAGGTAACCAATCCTAATACAGGTATCGAAACTGAAATTGTTCTTGAAGGACTAGCATCTTTTTTCGGGTAGCTCTTCTTCATAACACTCTTCGTGCTTATTATGAGGGAAACTTTGCACTAATGCATCACCATAAATGGAACATCGAGCATATCGATAATCTGATGCCTTGGGAAAAAGAGATCTATGTGAACATGTTAATCCAGTTCCTCAAAGAAGAAGAACGCAGAATGAAGGAGCAACAAGCACAGCGTGGCTAATCTAACAACCTACAAACCAATCAAAATAGGATCTGGTCTCAAGAGTCCCTTGGGTTCGGTTGTCAAACAGAGAAGTTTGGCAATCAACAGGCTTGGTAGTACGTTGAGTTCGATTGCTACGCTTGCTAATGATATTGAGCAGATATCCATTGGTAGGGTAAAAGAAAAGGGTGTTAGGGAGAAATTAGAGCGCCGCAAAAAAAGAAGAGAATTAGATCAGAAGTTTGAAGATAAAACAGAAGAAAAGAAACCAAAGGTAGGAACTAAGACCAAGACTGCCCTGAAAAAAGGTGGTAAGAAGGCACTTGGGTTCATGGCAAAATTCCTTGGACCTATTGGTAACTTTCTGTTTGAGATTGCTAAGTTTGCAATTACTAGGGAGATTCTCAAGTGGATTGGAAATCCAGAGAATACGAAAAAACTTGAATCTTTTGTAGAAAAGGCAAAGTTCGTCTTTCAGAAGTTATTTGACTTTGCGGCGTTCTTAACGACCAATTTATTAGATGGTTTAGGAAACTTATTTGGAGAGGACTCCACTTTCTTAGACCGATTGAAGGGTATCGGACAGATATTCTTAGGAATCATCGGATTACGATATCTGATGAATCCATTCAAGATTATCACAGACATTCTATCGTTGCTAGACCTGTTAGGTGATGGTGGAGGTAGACCTGACCTTGACGGAGGACGCCGAGGGGACCGTCTAAGGGGTCCTGACATCGATGTAGATGGTCGTCAGCGTCGTACTGGAGCTAGAGATAGATACGCAAGGCGTTTCGGTGAGGACGCTGCTAACAAGAGATTTGGTCCTAAGGACAAACCCAACAATAACAAGAACCGTAACCGTAGGAATAAGAATAGGACTGGCAAGCGTCGTCGTGGTCTTGGGGGTCTCATGGGGCTTGGATGCCCCAATCCGTTAGACTTCTTACCTGATAGTACACCAAAGAATGTTGTAGATGATGTTGCAAAGGCAACAGATAAGATAGATGATGTAGCAGATGCTGCTAAAAAACTTGATCAGGCAGGTGATATTGCTGATGCAGCAGGTGATGCTAAAAAACAGAAAAATCTTCTCCAGAAGAGCACAGACTTCCTTGGTAACTGGTGGAAGACTTCTGGATCTAAGACACTTACTAACACTGTAGATGCCGCAAAGAATCTTGGAAGTGCGCTGCTGAGGCAAATTGATTCTTTACCTTCACCTCTTAAGTTAGCAGATGATGCTTTCAAGAGTATGTCCAAGCTTGGTCAGAAAGCATGGAAGGGTGCAGTATCTGCTGGTAAAGCAATTGGAAGCACTGCTAAGAAGTGGGGCACTGGCATTGGTAACTTTGCTGCTAAGTCTTTAGATGATATCAAGGGTGCTGGTAAAGCATTCTTACAAAATAAGATTATCAATGTTATTCAACCCATTATTCAACCTCTGGTAGAAAAGTTCAAATCCATTGGTGATAAAGCGATGGGTCTTATCCAGAAGATTCCTGGATACGAGAAGGTAGGAAAGTTATTCAAGTCTAAAGGTATCAGTAGCGTTGCTGATGCTGGATCAAAACTAGGAAAGAGAGCAGGTGCTGTTCTCCCTGTCATTGGTGGTATTGTCAACTTAGCATTTGCATATGATAGATTTGCTAGTGGTGATAGTTTCGGTGGTCTATTAGAAACAATCTCTGCTATCCTGGACTTCGGTGGTCTTGCTACTGCTGGTGCATCAAACGTAGCATCCATGTTCTTGGATGGTTATCTATTTGCTCGTGACTTTATCCCTCAACTAGCAGAGGGTGAAGATGCAGTATTCCAAGCAATCGGACTGGGTGATGCAAAGAAAACAATCGATGATGTTTTCTCCAAACTTCCAAACTTAGGTGAACTTCTCGGTAAGTTTGTTAAGATGATGGGTCTTGGCGGTGGCGAAGGTGATGGTTCAGAAGAGAAGATGTTTGGTGGTGTCGTCAAAAATATTGGTAGTGCGCTTGGTGGTATTGCAAGCAATCCTATCGCTCAAGTTGCTGCATCAGCAATCCCTGGCGCTGGTGCTGTTATGGCGGGTGCCAATATGGTATCCAACTTAGCGCAAGGCAACTT